CGCTGGAGCACGGATGTGATTGTGGAGGAACAGTATTTCGCTGAAGGAAAGCATGACAGTGAAAAAAACGGCGGAAGCAAGCCGGCACCGGAACAGAACCGTCCCGCAGCGGCACCCAATAAGCCTGCAAAGCAGATGGGACTGGCGGAGCAGGAGGGGTTCTATCCGATTGATGAAAGCGTTGAAGATGATGATTTGCCGTTTTAAGGAGGGATAAGCATGACAAGAAAAGAAGCTCTGGAATATTTGAAACATCGTTTTATGGAGACCGGAAGTCCCTTGAACCCATCATGGGAATCATTGGAAGAACTTAAGAGACATTATGGAGCCATTGGTATAGCAATTTCTGCACTGGAACAGCATGTGCCGAAACAACCAGATCTTGAAGGTGATGGGTATGACGAGGATGGAGAGATTATATTTGACGAGTGGTTATGCCCCTGCTGCAGAACCAGATACGAGGTAGATTATGACGATTATAAGTTCTGTCCTAATTGCGGACAGGCTATTGATTGGAGTGTTGAGGATGACGATTGATGAAAAGATTAACCGGCTGAGAGAATCCGCGGAGAAATACAGGGCAAATACAAATGCTGAACCGCAGAATTCTTTTGAGGCAGAGGCGAAAAAGGTCGCAGAACATGAGGCAGAGAAAAATAAGCAGCTTGCTGACTGGCTGGAGGAACTAAAACGCTACAGGGACTTGGAAGAGCAGGGGCGGCTGTTGGTGCTGCCCTGCAAGGTCGGAGATACGGTGTATGAAATCCTCGAAGAAACCGTACCGAACCACTATTTTTATATCAGCGAGCACAAGGTGCAGGATGTATCGGTAAAGGCTGTCAAGTATGCTGACGAATGGGAACCGTATGACTATGAGAACCTGTATTTCACAAGAGAAGAAGCAGAAGCGGCACTGGAAAGAAAGAGAGGAGAGAAGTGCTGGTAATGGTTATTTTGGCAATTTTGATAATCGTGTACATAATGATTGGATATGGTCTTTTTTTGAATACACTCAGTGAAGAGTATATAAAAAGCGTATGGACACCGATTATTTGGTTTTTATGGATTATCGTGCTCTGGTTGCCCTATGGTGTTTATAGCTATCTGAAAGAAAGAAGGACAAAGGATGAATCTTGATGAGAAAATCAAACAGCACATTCCGCAGGACGAGCTGTTAGCGCAATTAGCAGAAGAATGTGCGGAATTATCGCAGGCGGCATTGAAGCTGCGGCGAGCGTTGACGGGTATCAACCCCACGCCAGTGACGGCGGAGGAGGCGAGGAAGAATCTGGTGGAGGAGACAGCGGATGTCTACAACGTACTGGGGCTGCTGTTGGATGCAGAGGATAACGCCGAGATATACGACATTATCTGGAGGAAGAAAGCAAGATGGGTGAAACGGCTGGAGGGATGATAGTTTGACGAAGGATGTACTGATTCAGTATGCGGATTTACAGGAAGAAATCAAGGACATTCGCAGGCGAATGGAGAAAACAGAAAGCAGGCTGACGAGAATTCGGCAGGAGGGAACAGTCATTGATTCTGTGACAGGCACAAGGGCAGACGGAACAATCGGGCATATTCGCATTGAGGGGTTTCCGTATGCCGCGCACGATAAGCAGAGTACACATCTGAGACTATATGCGGCGCAGCTGGCGGAAAGAGAGGAACGGCTTCTGGAGCAGACGAACGCAGTCGAGGCATACATAAATTCAATTACGGACAGCAGGATGCGGCGGATTATCCAATACAGAATACTGGATCGTCTGTCATGGTATGAGGTGGCAGATAAAATCGGTGGAAAAGCTACCAGTGACAGCTGTCGGATGTATTTTGAAAGATTTTTAGAAAAATGCTGAAATGTTCGGCAAGTTCGTTTTGAATATGCTATAGTGATACTATGGAAATCGAGTAGGCGGTTTCAAGACACGGCGGATATTTTGCATTACCTCCTTTTG